GGTGTTTCGCGACCGCACGCTGTGGCTTGGTACAAGGCCAAAAGGTTTCTTACCGCTTTCGACTACAGCGACCCCCTGGCCCCCAGTCAGACGGCATAGCAGAAGCGTTTTTTCTATTCTTGCCCTATGAGGCTTAACTTCCATCAGGCCGCTCAAGTCATTGCGCATCGTGAGCGCAGGAGCTATTCGCACAATGCCCTGCTCGACCTCATCAAGCGCAAGCGCCTTGTTGATTGCGTGGTGTGGGATGCCGACGGGAAGGCAGTCGCAATCAAGGGAGAGGTTGAGTTGATGGATGAGTTTGATGCCAAGGTGCAGAAGCGCCAGCGCAAGCCGGCCTCCGTTCTTGACCGGGCACCAGACCGCACGCCGCGCAGCACTGGTAGCGATGATTTGCCGGACTACAACGAGAGCAGGGCCAGGACGGAGTTTGAGCGGGCGAACCTGCTGGAGCTGGAGAGGCGTCAGAAAGAGGGCCTGCTGATCGAGCGGAAGGTGGTGGAGACCACCTGGGCAACGATCATCACGACGAGTAAGACCAAGATCCTTGGCATCCCCAGCCGGATCCGGCAGCGGATCCCTCATCTGACGCTGGAGGAGGTTCAGCTGATCACTGAGCTGGTTGAGGAGACGCTGGAGGAGCTGAGCCAGGAAGCGGAGGGAGAGACCTGATGGCAGCGGTAGTCCGATCGTGGTATGGCGCTTTGCGGCGATCAATGCGATGATCTACGGGTCGCCGAAAGGCGGTTGTGGCAGGGCCTGGCAAGTTCGGGCAAGGCAAGCTACGGCGAATTGCGGCGAGGCCTGTTGAGGCTTGCATTCGGGATAGGCGGGGAGGTACCAGCTCTCCGCCTATTCTTGTTTTATGCAGACCATTGACTCGCCGCTCCATTCACTCGCCCTGCAGCAGTGGAAGCCGCCGCCGCGATTAACGCTTTCGGAGTGGGCTGACACTTACGCGGTGCTGTCGGCTGAGTCGGCGGCCGAGGCTGGCAACTGGAAAACGCTGCCGTATCAGCGTGGCGTGATGGATGCCTTCACTGATCCAACGGTGGAGATCGTTGTATGGATGAAGTCCGCGCGTGTCGGTGCGACAAAGATTTTCAACCACTTGTGCGCGTATCACATGCACCAGGATCCGTGTCCGATTATGGTTGTTCAGCCAACAGTAGAAGATGCCGAGGGTTATAGCAAAGATGAGGTTGCGCCAATGGTTAGAGATACGCCAGTCTTGCGCCAACTGGTAAGCGAACCAAAAGCTAAAGACGGCTCTAACACCATCCTGGCCAAGCAGTTCCCTGGTGGGACGCTGCAAATGGTCGGGGCAAACTCAGCGCGCGGCTTCCGTCGTGTCAGCCGCCGCGTGGTGCTATTTGATGAGGTGGATGGCTACCCGGCGAGCACGCCAGAGGGTGACCAGATCAAGCTGGGTATCAAGCGCTCGGAATACTACTGGAATCGCAAGATCGGCATTGCCAGCACACCCACAACCAAAGGCTTTAGTCGAGTTGAACGCTGGTTTGAGATGTCAGATCAGCGGCGCTACTTTGTGCCGTGTCCCGACTGCGGCCACATGCAGTATCTGCGATGGCAGCAGATGAAATGGGAAAAGGACAGGCCCGAGACCGTGACGTATGAATGCGAGTCATGCCAAGCGAAGATCCCGCATCGAATGAAGCGGTGGATGGTGGATCGCGGTGAGTGGAGGGCAACAGCGACCGCCAAGCAACCCGGAATCGTCGGGTTTCACCTCTGGGCTGGTTACAGCTACAGCCCAAATGCAACGTGGGAGCAGCTTGTTAGAGAGTTTTTAGAGGTCAAAAGCGACCCAGATCAGCTCAGAACGTTTATTAACACAACATTAGGCGAAACATTCGAGCAGGACTACGCAAACAAGATCAGCGCTGAAGGTTTGCTTGCTAGGCGTGATGAATACCAGCCTGGCCGGTGCCCATCTGGCGTCCTGCTGCTGACGGCTGGCGTGGACACGCAGGATGACCGGCTGGAGTGCAGCATCTGGGGATGGGGCGCCGGAGAGGAAGCATGGCTGATCTGGCATCAGGTGCTCCATGGTGATCCGTCACTACCTGAGGTGTGGACCCAGCTGGATCATCTGCTGCAGGCCGAATGGGATCACGCTGATGGCGGTAGCTTGCGGATTCGGCAGATGGCGGTAGACACCGGCGGTAGTCATACGCAGTCGGTTTACATGTATGCCCGCGAGCGTGCCAAGGATGGCGTGGTCGGCATCAAGGGCAGTAGCAGGCGTGATCAGCCGATCGTCAACAAGGGCAGCCCAGCTGACATCAACTGGAAGGGCCAGACGCTCAAGCGCAGCGTGCGGCTGTACCAGGTTGGAACCGATACGGCGAAAACGACTCTCTATGGTCGGCTGCGGCACAACGTCAAGGGACCTGGATTCCTGCACTTTCATGAGGCAGCGGATGAGGAGTATTTCGCACAGCTGACGGCCGAGAAGCAGCAGCTCAGGACCGTCAAGGGCTTTGTTGTGAAGGAGTGGGTCAAGCGCTCTGGTGATCGCAACGAAGCGCTCGACTGCTTGGTGTATGCGTATGCAGCGCTGCAGCTATTGCTGAGGCGATACGATAGGCGCACCGTCTGGGAGCAACTGCAGAAGCAGCTGGAAGGGAACAGGCGCCAGCAACATAAGCCCGAACCACAACCCCAACCCGAAGTCACACCAGTAGATCCAATCCTGCAGCGCCGCAAACCGCAATCAAAGCGTCGTGGCAATTTTGTCTCCGGCTGGTGATTCCTAGCCTGCCGGTATGGCAAAGATCCCAACCATTATTTACGCTGGCGATTCGCTCAGCTGGGTTGAGCCGCCGACCGATGATCGCGGCTCTGATCAATGGTCGTCTGTGCTGTGGCTGCGGTTCAATCAGGCCAATGAAGCGGTCACCATCAGCGGTGCACCGGTAAGCGAAGGCTGGCGCTTCACGATCAGCGCGCAGGTCAGCGGCGGGATGGAGCCCGGCACCTGGTATTGGCAGCGGCGGATTGCACGTGACCTGGAGTCAGTCACGGTCGGCACCGGTACGGTCAGTGTCGAACGCAGCCTGGCCTACACCGGCAGCGCTGCAGCGTTCGATGGCCGCAGTCAGGCACGGCAGGACCTGGAGGCAGTGCAAGCTGCGATCCGCGCGATCGTGCGTGGTGGTGCGGTGGCTGAGTACACCATCGGCACCAGGCGGCTTAAGAAGATGACGATGGCGGAGCTGATCATGCTGGAAGATCGGCTCAAGCGTGAAGTGATGAGAGAAGAACGAGCAGAGAAGATCGCTAACGGCCTTGGCGATCCGCGCAAGGTTTCCATTCGGTTTCGTCAGCCATGATCGCGAACTTCCTGACCGGTATTGGCACTTCTACCAGCATGCGGCTGCCGGAACCTGAGCCGTTACCGCGGCCACGCAGCAGGCGGATGTATGCCGGCGCCAGGATGAGTCGGCTTTCGGCGGACTGGTTGGCGGGTCAGACCAGCGCCGATGCTGAAATCAAGTTGAGCATCCGGCAGCTGCGCAATCGCGCGCGGCAGATGGTGCGCGACAACCCGTATGCCAGGCAGGCGAAGCGCGCGGTTGAGCTGAATGTGATTGGCACTGGTGTGCAGCTGCAGGCCAGGGTGATGAAGCTGCGTGGCGGCATGCGGGATGATGCGATCAATCAACGCATCGAGGCGCTGTGGCTGCAGTGGTGCCGCAAGGAAAACTGCGATGCATCCGGTCGCAATGATCTGCAGCGACTGGCCAGGATCGCGGTTGGCGCGATGGTGGAATCTGGCGAAGCGATCTTTCGTGTCGTCAACCGCCGTGATCGCCGCGGCAAGGTGCCGATGGCATTACAGATGATCGAATCTGACATGCTCGACGAGGAGTATGCCGGTCCGACATCGCAGACCAATAGCGAGTGGCGGTTGGGTGTTGAGATTGACGAATGGGGACAGCCGCTGAATTATGCGTTCTTCACGCGGCACCCTGGCGACAGCAACCTGGTCGGCCGCGTTGACGACAACCGCCGCCATCTGATCATTCCAGCATCGGAAGTCATCCACCTATTCGAGCCGGACCGCCCTGGGCAGACCCGCGGCGTGCCGTGGTTCTCGGCAGTGATGGAAGATGCGCACCAGATGGCCGGCTACGAAGAAGCGGCTGTCGTGCGGGCCCGTGGTGCCGCCAGCTTGATGGGCTTCATCCAGACGCCAGAAGGCGAGCTGGAAGGCGACGACGTGGAAGGCGAAGATCGGGTGACGGACTTCGAGCCGGGTCAGTTCCGCTACCTGAATCCTGGCGAGACCGTGCAGGTGCCGCAGCTGCAGGCGCCGGATGCACAGTATGAGATGTTCGTGCGGCAGAAAACCCGGCGCTTCGCAGCGGGCATGGGCTGCAGCTACGAGACGGTCAGCAAGGACTTCAGCCAGACCAACTACAGCAGCAGCCGGCTGAGCCTGATTGAAGATCGCGATCACTGGAAGGTGATCCAGGATCTGATGATCCAGGACTTCTACCAGCGCATTTACGTGCAGTGGCTGCAGACCGCCGTGCTAGGCAATGTGCTGCAGCTGGGCGACTACGAGATCAGGCCGGAGCGGTACGAAGATGCGGCGTATTGGCAGCCGCGTGGCTGGCAGTGGGTGGATCCACTGAAGGAAGCGCAAGCCTATGCGCTGATGGAGGATCGCGGCTACATCACCAAGAGCCAGGTGTGCGGCATGCTCGGCACCGACCTTGAGGAGAACATGCGCCAGAAAGCGTTTGAGCAGCAGCTGGCGCTAAATCTTGGTGTGACGCTTCCAGATTCTCGGGCACCGGTTAATAGCCTGCCAGGTGATACTGCAGACCAAGGGAATGGACCTGGCGGAACTGCGTAAGCGATCTGGTGGTTCGTTGGTGCAACGCCGCGAACTGCAGATTGAGCTACGCGAAGGTGAAGGCGACGAACTGGCGTTCAGCTTCAGCTCTGAGCAGCCGGTGGAGCGGTGGTTCGGCACCGAGATCCTGAGCCACCAGGCTGGTGCTGCTGATCTGGCCAGGCTGAATGATGGCGCGCCGTTCCTGTGGAACCACGATCGTGACGCTGTGATCGGCGTGGTGCAGCAGGCATCGTTTGGCGATGACCGGCGCGGTTACGCCAAGGTGAAGTGGAGCCGTAATGCCATGGCTCAAGAGAAGCGGCAGGACGTTGAGGATGGCATTCTGCGCAACGTGAGCTTTGCGTATGAGATCAACGATGTTGAAGAGCGCGACGGCACGATGCTGATCACCCGCTGGACACCGCTGGAGGTCAGCTTGGTGAGCATTCCAGCTGATAACAGCGTGGGACTGGGAAGATCAATGGATGAGCCTATCCCTAGCCTGCCTGATGTAGAGCAATCTCCTGCAGCCGACGAAATGGAAGCCCCTGAAGCTCCCGCTCCCACGGTGGATATGGAGGTGGTCCGATCTGAGGCTGTCAAGGCCGAACGCGATCGGATCGCTTCTATCACCGCTCTGGGTGAGCGCCACGAAATGCCAGACCTGGCCCGCCAGCTGATCGACGGCGGCAAATCTCTCGCAGAAGCGCGTGAGGCGATCCTGGATCAACTCGGAACCCGTAGCACCATGCAACAACCCATCGCCAACGTGGATCTGACCACGAACGACGTCGGCCTGAGCGAGAAGGAGGCCAAGCGCTTCAGCTTCGTTCGTGCGCTGAACTACCTGTCCAATCAGGGCGACGCCAACGCCCGCCGCGCTGCTGAGTTTGAGATCGAAGTTGGCAAGGCTGCCGCTGAGAAGTACGAGCGCAGCTCCAATGGCATCGTGGTGCCCAACGAGGTGCTGCGTCGTGACCTGGTGGTCGGCACGCCGTCTGCCGGCGGCAACCTGGTCGCATCTGAGCTGCTGAGCGGTTCGTTCATCGAGCTGCTCCGTAACCGGATGGCCATGATGCAGGCTGGCGTCACCATGCTGACCGGCCTGCAGGGCAACATCAGCGTGCCGCGTCAGACGTCAGCTGCGACCGCTTACTGGGTCGGCGAGGGCAGCAGCCCCACCGAGAGCCAGCAGGCGATCGATCAGGTCAACATGACGCCCAAGACGGTGGGTGCCTTCGTTGACTACAGCCGCCGCCTGCTGCTCCAGTCGAGCATCGACGTCGAGGGCATGATCCGCGCCGACCTGGCCCGCGTGATTGCGCTGGAGCTCGATCGTGCTGCGATCTACGGCACCGGTTCGTCCAGCCAGCCGCTGGGTCTGGTGAACACCACCGGCATCGGCAGCCAGACGATCAGCACATTCGGCACCTTCGCTGAATACATCGGCATGGAAACCGATGTAGCGACCGCCAACGCTGACGCCGGCAGCATGCGGTACATCATCAACGCTGCCGCTCGCGGTGCGCTGAAGTCCACCAGCATCGTCGGTACCGAAGCGCGCTTCGTGTACGAGAACGACGAGATCAACGGTTACCCGGTGATCGTCTCCAACCAGCTCACCACCAACGATGCCCTGTTCGGTGACTTCTCGCAGTTCGTCGTCGGTATGTGGTCCGGCCTGGATCTGACCGTGGATCCCTACGCCGGCGCCACTGCCGGAACGGTTCGCGTGATCGCGCTGCAGGACGTGGATTACGCCGTTCGTCAGCCCGCTGCCTTCTGCTATGGAACTTGAGATCATCCGCCCGGTGATGATCAGCGGTGAGTCGGCTCCGGCCGGCTCCATCGTTGAGATTGCCGATAGCGATGGCTACCTGCTGATGGGTATGGGTAAAGCCAAGCCTGCACCAGTGAAGGAGCCTGAATCGGTGGTTGAGCCCATCAAGCCGGCTACCAAGAAGACGACCAAGCCAACGACGGAGGATTGATCCATGGCTATCACGCAACGCGGACTGGAGAAGCTGGAGCTTCTCGGCTTTCACCCGACCGCTGCCCGCACCAGCACGTCCAGCGGCACTGGTGTGGACCTGCAGCAGTACGACGGCGACGTCGTGCTGATTCTGGACTCTGCTGCGGCTGGTGCTGGCACTAACCCCACGCTGGACGTGACGGTTGAGCACAGCGACGCCTCTGGCAGCGGCTACACCGCGATCACTGGTGCAGCCTTCACCCAGGTCACGAATGCCGCTTCGCAGCAGAAGCTGGTGATCAGCAAGGACGACGCCAAGCGCTACGTCCGCGTGACCTACACCATCGGCGGCACCAACAGCCCCAGCTTCACGTTTAGCGTGACTGGTGTTAGCGCCAAGAAGTACGGCTGATCGCAGCCTGATGACCACTGCCCCTGGCCTACGGGCTGGGGGCTTTGCTGCAGGGAGCGCCTGTGTTCACTGAAGACCTAGATGTTTTCCTGGCTGATTTCGGGCTGCCGGTGGTGATGGGCGGCGTGAGCGGCATTGGTGTGCTGGACATGCCAGCGCAGATGATCGCTGATGGAATGGTGATCACGACCGATTACAAGCTGACCGTGCGCGCTAATCTGTTTGGCGCAATGAAGTACGGAGATACTGTGTTGGTCAATGGCGTGACGTATCAGGTGCGTGAGCCGATGCTGGTGGATGATGGCGCGTTCCTTGAAGTTAGCCTGACTAAGCTGGCAGTAAGTCAATCAGTGTTTGCCGCCGACGTGTTCGCCGAAGGGGTGTTTGTATGACGCTGAACTTAGTCCGGCGCAACGTCAAGGGTTCACCGCTGACGGCGGCTGATCATGATGGCAATTTAGACAAGCTCGAAGAAGCGATTGAGGATATTGAGCTAACGCCAGGCCCGACTGGCCCCGCCGGCCCCGCCGGCGCAACCGGCCCCCAGGGCCCTGCCGGCGCAACTGGCCCTGCTGGCCCAGCTGGAGCAGCAGGCAGCAGCGCCTATCAGGTCGCGGTTGCCGGTGGCTTCGTCGGCACAGAAGCCCAATGGCTGGCGTCACTGGTTGGCCCGCAGGGCCCGGCTGGGGCCACTGGTCCTGCCGGGGCTGCCGGGCCGCAAGGTCCTGCCGGAGCTACCGGGGCCACCGGCCCGCAAGGCCCGAAAGGTGACACCGGAGACACAGGTCCACAGGGCCAGGCTGGCGCAACTGGTGCGACCGGTCCACAGGGACCAAAGGGCGACACGGGTGATACGGGGCCACAAGGCCCAGCAGGTGCAACAGGAGCAACAGGGCCTGCCGGTGCCACGGGTCCGCAGGGACCAGCTGGCCCGGCCGGCGCAACCGGCGCCCAGGGCCCCGCCGGTGTGGTGGCCGCCACTGCCCCGATCACCTACGACGCCGGCACGCAGACGGTGGCGATCACCGCTGCGACCACCAGCGCCGCGGGCTCGATGAGCGCCACGGACAAGGCGAAGTTGGATGGAATCGCGGCTGGCGCCGAAGTCAATGTCAACGCCGACTGGAACGCGAGCAGCGGCGACGCCCAGATCCTGAACAAGCCGACGATCCCCGCCCCGGCTGATGCCTCCCCGCAGCCGCCCGGTGTGGCTGCGATCGGCACCAGCACCGACTACGCCCGCGAAGATCACGTCCACGCCCTGCCGCCCCTAGTCTCCACGTCTTCGGCGGGGTTGGCGCCGGCGACGGGCACAGCGACTGGGAGATTTCTGCGCGACGACGCCGCCTACGCGCACCCGATCGACACAATCGTTCTGGCCTGCAGCGACGAGACCACGGCACTGACAGCCGGCACAAACAAAGTCAGGTTCCGAATGCCGTACGCGGCAACGCTTCTAGCGGTTAGGGCCAGCGTGAACACGGCGCCGACCGGTTCGACGCTGATAGTGGACATCAACGAAGCCGGCACCAGCGTTCTCGGTACGAAGCTCAGCATCGACGCCAGCGAGACCAGCAGCACGACGGCAGCGAGCGCTGCGACGATCACCGACAGCAGCCTGGCCGACGACGCCGAAATCAGCATCGACATTGACCAGATCGGCAGCACCGTGGCCGGTGCCGGCCTGAAGGTCATCCTGAGCGTGCGGAGGGCTTGATGATGTTGGTTCTGTTTGACCTTGAGACCGAGCAGATCCGCGATTACCCTCGTGGCGATGAACTGCCGGTTGAGCAGCTCGACCCGCGCTATGTGGTGCTGCGTCGGGTGGTGGAGCAGCGGCCTGAGTACGACCCGGCGACGGAGTGGCTGCGGGAGACGCGGACCGTTGACCTGGAGGCTGGCGAGTGGCGCTGGGGCTGGGTGGTGGAGGATCTGCCGCCGCCGGTGCCGCCAGGCCCGGACTACGCGGGCTTCTACGGCGGCCTGCTGTCCAGCCAGGTCTATGCCGGTGTGGTGGCCGCGCAGGGGAAAACCGGCGACCAGGCCGCCGCAATGGTGGTGTTCCTTGGCGCTGTTCAGGATGCGCTCAACGGCCGCGAGAACCGCCAGGCGCTGCAGCAGGCCATCTGGCTGCTGCTGGGTCAGCTGCAGCTGGGCGCCGAGGGGCTGGCCGAACTGCAGGCGTTACTGGAAGCGCATTTTATGGCCGGTATCTACAGCCTGGTGCCGATGCCACCGGCTGAGACACTGGGGCAGGAGTGGACCGATGCGGCTGGGGCCATCTGGGTGGCGGAACAGGCACGTGGACAGGATGGGCAATTCTTGGCCGACGATCCGGCAACACCTGAGCGCGAGTCGTTGATCTGGGTGCGGCAATGAGCATCATCTACATCAACCCGTATCGGTTTGCCCCTGCCTACGACCCAGACGCGCAGGACTTCATCAATCGTGTCATTGCGGCAGACGTGGCGGCTGGCAATACCAGCGGGCTGGAGGTTGGCGTGCAGGATGCCTATAACGCCTTCGTGGTCGGCTGCAAGTCAGACGGCATCTGGAACGCCATCAAGGCGTCGTGCATTCTGGCCGGCGCTCGGACGCTGAGCGGCTGCCTGGTGCCGCTGGTTGGGGCGGCGCCTGCAAACAACAATTTTGTGGGCGCAGACTACAATAGAAAAGCCGGACTTGCAGGCAATGCAACCAATAAATCAATTGACACGAATAGGCTTGTAACTGCGGATCCTCAAAACAGTTGCCATGTCTCGGTCTATTACGGTGATGAATCGACCGGTATCGGAATTGGAGGGTTTGGTGGCAGTGGGGCCGGATCAGTTGTTTTAACGAGATCGCCTCTTGCCGGAAGGATGAAGAATGTTAATTATGCAACCACTTCGCTTACTTCAGTCACTGCCGGATTCTGTGGGTTTAGTCGTGCCAGCTCTTTTAACTTTGTTGCTTTTGCAAATGGCGTCTCTGAAACAGTAAATCAAACAAGTTCAGCATTTTCAGGAGGCAATCTGTTTACGCATAGGTTTGGAGGTTCAGGGTTTGATATTTATTCACTTGCCAGGATTGCATTCTATTCAATCGGAGAATCTTTGAGCCTTCCTTCGCTGAACACCCGCGTAACCACGCTGATCAACGCAATCGCGGCGGCCATTCCCTAAGAGTCCCCGACTTCTGCCATGCCCCGACAGCCCGAGGTCACCGCTGCTGCCGTCGCCCTGCTGGTGACCCTGGTGGGCGGCACTGTGGCGATCGAGGCGACGGAATAGCAGGCATTCATAGCCTGCCGGCATGGCAACACGACGCGAGACCATTATTCAGGCCGCTGTTGCTGCGCTCGCAGGCACGACGCAGGTTGGCAGCAGGATCTACCGCAGCCGCACGCAGGCACTGCAGCGTGGCGAAGCTCCGGCATTGATCATCGAGCCATTGAATGACAATCCAGTCAATGACGTACTGCCGAAGCTGGATTGGACATTGCAGCTACAGGTTGCGGTGTTCACGCGCGGTACGCCTGCTGATCAGCTGGCAGATCCGATCGTAGATGAAGTGCACCGCAAGCTGATCGGCAATGCAACTCTCAACGGGTTAATCAACGGGATCAGGCCAGGTTCTACCAGCTTCATGATGGTCGATGCAGACCAAGATGCCGGGGTTACTAGCCTGATTTTTGAGGTGAGGTATCGAACCTCTTTCGCTGATCTGTCGCTGAGCTGACATGGCCCAGAACCCAACGGGTGGTGGAACGTACTTTCGTGATGCAGACGGCGTTCTCCATCAACTGGAGGATGCTGAGGTCAAGCTGGATCCCGAAACCAGGCTCCTGATCCCACCCAAACGCTTGGCGCCGCAACCGCCCAAGACACCGGAAGTGCCGGTGACGACCACCGCTAAGAAGTGAGGATCGACCTGTGACCCTGAACGCGACAAAGAAGGCGATCTTCGCCAAGACTGAAACCACCTACGGCACCGCGATCTCGACGAACGCGACGAATGCCATTCTGGTGTCCAATCTGGAGGTGCAGCCGTTTGAAGGCGACCAGGTGGACCGCAACCTTGTCAAGCCGTACTTCGGCGCCAGTGACATCATCACCGCCAACGGGCGAACCAGGGTGTCGTTTGGCGTAGAGCTGGCTGGTACTGGCACTGCCCCGACCGCCAGCGCTGCGGTGCCGCATTACGGGCCACTCCTCAAGGCATGCGCCATGAGTGAGACCGCTGTGGCGAATACCGCCAGCGGTGGTGATCCATCCAATGCGTCGGTTGAATATCGCACGGTCTCGGAAAACTTCTCCAGCGTGACGATCCGTTGTAACTACGACGGTGTGCTGCATGTGGTCCGTGGCTGCCGCGGCAATGTCCGGCTGATGTGTCCGGTGGGGCAGATCCCGATGCTCATGTTTGAGTTTGAAGGGATCTACGTTAGCCCGACCGATAGCGCATACGCTGATTCGATCGCCAGCGTCAACTACGCTGGCATTGCTGATCCCAAGATCTTCAACTCGACCAACACCACTGGCTTTAGGTTCCTGAGCCAGAGCAATGTTGAGATTGATCCTTGCCTTCAGAATCTGGAGGTTGATCTGGGTAACACCGTCCAATATCGCGAGCTGGTCGGCTGCGATAAGCAGGTGTTGATCACCAATCGCCGCACCACTGGATCCGTCACGATCGATGCGGTGTTGATGGCCAAGAAGAACTACTTCGAGGCTGCAAACAACAACGAGACCGGCGTCCTGAAGTTCACCCATGGCACGGAGCCTGGTAACCGTGTGTTGTTCAGTGCACCACGCGCCAACCTGACCAGCGTGAGCTACACCGAGTCTGACAACGTGCTGCAGTACAACATTCCGTTTGTGCTGCTGCCGGATAAGGCTACTGGTGTCACGACTGGCGACCGTGAGTTTGTCCTTAAGGTGTTCTGATCCCTATGGCTTTTGTTCTTAAGCAGACCGATAGCTACGCCTGGCCTGTTCCTGTTGAGCTGCCTGCCGATGGTGGGCGGTTCAACAAACAGACTTTTGATGCGCAGTTTAAGCGACTGCCGCAGGATCGCATCCGTGACATCATGGAGAAGATCCAAGCTGGCGAGATCGACGATGACACGCTCTGCCGTGAAATCCTGATCGGCTGGACTGGTGTGCAGGATGCCAAGGGCGAGGAAATCCCGTTCAGTGAAACATCGCTGAATGTGATGTTGAATGTCCAGATGGTGGCAGCTGCTGTGGTGTCGGCCTGGTTTGACAGCTTGGCGAAGGCGAAGCGAAAAAACTAACCGACGCCGTTGAGTACTGGGCCAACGGCGGCAAACCAAAGGTGGTTGATGAACGCTTGCAGGATCTGCAGGCGATGGGTGCACCGCAGGATGTGATCGACAAGATTATCCCGGCTGAGCACTCCGCAAAAGATGCCGACTTTGAAGTGTGGGAGGAGAACTGGCTAGCGCTTGAAATGTGGCTGCAGGTTTGCACGCAATGGCGCGTCGGAATGAATGGTCCAGTTGGGCTGGACTATAATGTGCTCAGGTGGTTGTTTGAGCTGTACGACGTGGAGGATAAGCGAGCGCTATTTGAAGACCTGCAGATCATGGAAACCGCATTCCTGACACTGAAGACAGCGTGACGCCATGGCTCTGAATCTTGATACTGCGATTCGCATTAGCGCTAACTTTACAGGGCGTGGACTTGATGACGTAAGAAGGAATCTGCAAGGGCTTGCTCAGCAGACCACGCTAAGCAGGCGCGAACTTGATCGGCTTTATACCGCGACTCAGGTTCTTGGCGGAGCTTCAGGCAATACTGTTGCTGGCCTGCAAAGGCAGATTGCGGCACTGCGTGGGCTTAGAGATCAGGCTGAGTTCAATAGCAGGCAATTTAGGATCCTGTCAAATGACATAAGAGATGCTGAGCAAAGACTATCGCGCTTCACTCAAACCACAAACAATGCAGCTCGCCAAGGTAGTGGCAGGCAGGCGCTCGGCGGCGCACTGGGAACACTTGCCACCGGCGGCGGCCTGCAGGGCGCGGCTGGTGCACTGGCTGGCTCACTGGCATTCTCCGGCTCAGCTGGTGCGCTTGGCGCGGCTGCAGGGATTACAGCGATCGGCGGCATTGGCGCTCTCGCTGCCCGCGTCGGCGTTGACGCAGAGACCGCCCAGGTCAGGCTCAAGGCGCTGACTGATCAGTTCGGCGAGTATAACCAGGCGCAGGCTGCGGCGGCTAGGATCTCCGAGACGCTGCGGATCAGTACGACTGAAGCGCAGGATGGGTTCAGCAAGCTGTACGGCGCGCTTCGGCCCACGGGTGTGACACTGCAGGAGATTGAGGATGCGTTCGTCGGCTTCACGGCGGCCGCCAGGGCCAGTGGTGCAACGGCGGTCGAGAGCTCTTCGGCGCTGCTGCAGCTGAAGCAGGCGCTGGGCTCTGGCGTCCTGCAGGGTGATGAACTGCGTTCTATCCGCGAGCAGGCACCGGCAGTGGGCCAGGCCATCGCCCGTGAGATGGGCGTCACGATCGGTGAGCTGAAGAAGCTAGGCAGCGAAGGCCAGATCACGACCGACATCGTGCTGCGCGCGCTGGCGAAGCTCAAGGGAGAGAAGCTGGATCAGTTGAACGACCAGTTCAAGACAAGCGCACAGACTATTGCTGATCTTCGGATTGCAACTGAAGACTTTGGTCGCACTGTTGCGAAAGTGTTTGGCCCTACGGCTGTTTCATTGCTGCGTGGGTTTACAGAGGCAATCAGGCGGCTGAATGATGCGACGGTTGCATTTAGAGATCCAAGCGCCAGCACTGCAGCTGAAATCTTACGCAGTGGGCGCGCGCCAAACACTGCCATGGGGCAGAATGTCTTTCTACGTGGCGCGCAGCAGCTCTTTATTGGAACCAGTGGCGCTGGTGGCGTAGGCCTAACCGGTCTGGAAGCCGAGGCGCGCGATCTGGCGCGTACTCGACGGCAGCCTTACGACAGAGTGTTGTTTGAGCTGATGCAGAATCGCCTGGATCGCCTAGACGGCGCATCAGGCGGCAATGCAAGCCAACAAGCTGCCCGCGACGCTGCCACTGGAGAGCGCCAGGCTGCCAGGGATCGCGCTGCGGCTGCTGCTGCGGAAGCCGCCGAGAAGGAGGCCAAGAAGCGCCAGAAAGAGCTTGAGAAGCTGCAACGCGAGCAAGAGAAAGAGCTCAAGGCTCAGCTTGATTTCCAGAATGATCTCTTTGACATCCGCCTTAACTTCGAGAAACGCCTAGCCGACTTCCGCGAGCAGTCGCTGGATCGTGCGAAGCAGATGGAGCGCGATATTGGCGATCAGCGGCTGCAGCTGGAGCGGAAGACTGAAGAGCTGCGGCGGCGCGCCGAAGGACAGACGCAGGACTTTTTCCTGAAGCTAGAGCGCAATCGGGTTGCATCAATCGGCGGTGATACGTCGTCGCTTGATTTTGGGATCGAGATGACCCGCGTTCGGCGAGATACTGCAGAGCAGATCATTCGCAACGAACAGGAAGCGTCAGACCGCAGGTTGACACTGGATCGTGCTGTTGAAGATTACAGACTGAATGTCGCAAAAGGCATCAGGGATATTCAGATTGACGCTGCTGAACAGCAGGCAGATCGAATCAGGCAGGGTGCCGAAGATGCAGCGGAGAGGCTGCGTGAATCATCTATTGGCGGATCAGGTTCTGTTGACGGATCTGGTCCATCCGCTGGTGTGGCTCGCCTGTTGCAGGCTGCCAGCTCGAAGCTGGGCATATTTGCTGGCCAGACAGAGCGTTGCGCTGATGCCATCCGCGAGCTATTCAAGGTTGCTGGAATCGCGATCGGCACCACAAAGAAGGCATGGGATGGACTAGGTTCCGGGCCGCGCCTTGCCAGTAGTTTCTTTGGTTCGGACATCGGCCAGCGGATTAACAACAAGCGCGACCTGAGACCCGGCGACCTGGTGGGCTTTGAGCGCACCTACGGGTCATGGGGACCTGGCGTCCAGACGCACGTGGGCATGTATGCCGGCAACGGCATGATGTTTGATCACAGCTCCAGGGGCGGACTGGTCAGGCGCTCGCTTGATACGTTTGCCGGCAAGTTCATGTATGGCGTGCGTCCGTACGCACTGATGCAAGGCGGTCAGCAGCTCCCTGCCAACGGCATCCGTCCAACCGCTATCTCAGCGACGCGCAACTTGCAAGCCGAGCTGCAGCCTGCCACGCCGATGCAGCCGGTGAATGCGGCGATGCTTCAGGTGCCAGGCATGGATGGCATCAATGCTGGAGTCGCGAGCCTCCAGCAGGCGTCAGACGCAAACCTGCTTGCCGCCAATGCTGACGCCAGATCCCAAGGGCTGGACAAACTCCTAGAGCAGGATGCAGCCATCACGCAGGAGCTGGGCCAGCAGAAGCGGCTCAGCGAGCAGCAGCTGGAGGACTACCAGCGGATCCTTGCCCTGCAGCGCAGCGGCCTGAGCCCTGAGCTGGCCCAGCAGTCGGTAGAGCGTGCGCGGATGGCCGAGCGGGAAGCGACGCAACTGCAGGCGCTTGAGAATCAGACGGTGCAGTATCTGCAGCAGGCAGGGCTTACCGACGAACAGCGCAAGGTCGCGCAGCTTCTGCTGGATGCCACCCGTGCGCGCGCAACCGAGCTGCCGCTGATCACCGGCGCGCTGCAGGTTGAAGCCGCAACCCTGGAACGGCTCCGCGACTTGGAAGCGCAACGAAAGCAGCTGATTGAAGGCATCACCGGGTCCATCAGCAACGGGCTGACGTCTGCGATGGATGCACTGATCGACGGCACCGAGAACTGGGGCAACAGCCTGCGCGACATCGCCTCTGGCGTGCTGCGCGACATTGCGAAGCAGCTGGTGCAGATCTACGCCGTCCAGCCGGCCACCAAGGGCCTGCAGGGCTTGCTCGGCAGCCTGCTGGGTGGTGGTGGCTCTGCTGGCGCTGCCGCGGCTGCCGGTGCTGGCGCCAGCGTCTTCACCGCTCCACTCCTGAGCGGTGTCCCTGCGATCACCGGCGCCTTCGCAAACGGCGGGATCATGACCGATCAAGGGCCGCTGCCGCTGCGGGCTTACTCCAATGGTGGCATTGCCACCGGCCCGCAACTGGCTCTGTTTGGCGAAGGCCGGCGGCCTGAGGCCTACGTGCCGCTGCCCGACGGCCGGCGCATTCCGGTCGCCATGCAGGGCGGTGGTGGTAGCAACGTCGTGAACGTCACGGTCAACGCCGAGGGCTCCGCAGTGCAAGGCGACAGCAGCCGCTCTGAGCAGCTGGGCCAGGTCGTGGCGCGTGCCATCCAGGAAGAGATGATCCGCCAGCGCCGGCCCGGTGGTCTGTTGGCTTCGTAACCTGCAACCATGGCCACGTTCACTTACATCCCGGAGTTCCCACCAACCGAGAACAGTGAACCGCGCGTGCGGTCTACGAAGCTCGGTGATGGCTATGAGCATCGAATCAGATTCGGCCTGAACACTGATCTCAAGGTGTGGGATCTTGAGTTTCGCCGGCGTGACAACACCGAAACCGGGCAGATTCGCGACTTCCTGAATGCCCGTGGCGGCGTTGAGTCGTTCACCTGGACGCCACCCTTCTACAACGCTACTGCTGGCCAGTGGATCTGCAAACGCTGGAGCATCAGCGCTGAGGCGCACAATATCAACAACATCCGCGCCACGTTTGAGCAGGTGCCGGAGCCGAGCTGATGAAAAAGGTTATCTCTGATCTGCAGACGGTTGCGCCATCACAGATCATCGAGCTATTCGAGCTGAAACTAAATGCCAGCCTGCACGGTAGTGGCACGACGTATCGGTTCCATGCTGGCGTCAACGCGAAGTCAACAGCAACCGCCATCACCTGGAACGGCAACGCCTACCAGGCCTACCCAGTGGAGGCCGAGGGCTTTGAATACAACGGTGAAGGCCAGCTGCCGCGGCCGAAGCTGCGTGTGAGCAACCAGCTGGGCCTGATCACCACCATCCTGATCCAGGTCAACACCAGCACTCCCGGTAACGACCTAGTTGGTGCCACGGTAACGCGGATCCGTTGCCTGGCCAAGCACCTTGATGCGGTGAACTTCACCGGCAACGTCAACCCATACGGCACGCCAGACCCTACGGCTGAGTTCCCGCGCGAGGTGTTCTACATCGCCCGCAAGACTCAGGAGAACCGCGACATCGTGGAGTTCGAGCTGGCGGCAGCTTTCGATCTGGCCGGCATCCGTGCACCACGTCGCCTGTGCATCGCCAACCTGTGCAACTGGGTGTACCGCTCGGCCGAATGCGGATACATTGGCGAAGCCTACTTCAATGCCGACGATAGCCAGGTCGGCAGCTCTGCGGCTGATGTCTGCAGCAAGCGGCTATCAGGCTGTGAAGTTAGGTTCAGTGCTGTGACATTCAACGGTGGAGTGACCAACGGCAGCACAACCGTCACGGGTCTGACGACCAATCAGCTGGCAAGGATCAATGTCGGTGATCCGATCTTCGGCCATGGCATCCAATCAGGTGCCACCGTCGCCAGCAAAGGCAGCAGCACTCTGACGCTTAGCCAGGCGGCGAACTCATCCACGGTGCTGACGAGAACCGCCACGCTGTCAGCGACTGGGCTGACACTGACGTTCACTGGTGCTAACAATGAAAACAGCCCTAATAACCTTCGGCCCGGTATGTTTGTATCTGGCGCTAACGTGCCCGGTGGCACAACCATATCCAGTATCTCAGGTAATACCGTCACCCTTAGCATCACCTACAACCCAGATGCTCGAGGCACATCGAAGACAACATCTGTCCAGGTTGAGAAAGGACTGTTTGAGGTTTGGATCGCAGACAACCCGGCCGATGCGCAGGTCAACGACTACGCCGGCAACCAGTCTGGTGTGACCACTACGCAGCCGCATGGAACCAACGTTCTTGCTGGGACGCGCGTTGTTGGCAAGGACGGCGATCGACTCACGCTCAGCACGCGCTCATCGTTTGATAATGGCGCGACCTTTACCGCCATCTTTTGGCAACCCAGATCATTCACCGGGTCAACCTATACATTCACCGGATCAGGTGTCTACACCGTCCGCGCTAACAACAGCCTGCCATTCGGGTCATTCCCTGGTGTCGGCAGCTTCTACGCATGAACGACGTATCACGCGCCCTGGCACTTGCGCACGCTAAGGCCGATGCGCCACGTGAAGCCTGCGGCCTGCTGGTGGTCATCAAAGGCCGTGAGCGGTACATGCCGTGCCGGAACCTTGCGATCGGCACCGATCAGTTCATCCTGGATCCTGCGGACTGGGCCCGCTGCGAAGATGCCGGCGAGGTCGTTGCCGTGGTGCACAGCCACCCGATGACACCACCAGAGCCGAGCATTGCCGATCGGATGGGCTGCGAACGCAGCGGCCTGCCGTGGCACATCGTCAACCCCAGCACTGAAGCATGGGACAGCTGCGAACCGACCGGCTACGAAGCGCCGTTGATCGGCCGGCCATGGGCGTGGGGCATCTCTGACTGCTACGGGCTGGCGCGCGACTGGTACCGTCAGCAGTGGGGCTTGTTGCTGCGGGACTGGCCGCGTCCGGCGGATCCAGTGGAGTTCTGCCGGGCGCCGATGTTCGAGGCCTGCTGGGCGGCGACTGGGTTTCGTGAGCTACGGGAAGACGAAGACCTGCAGGTGGGTGATTTCCTGCTGATGGCAATTGCATCGCAGGAAGTGAACCACTGCGCAGTGTATATCGGCGATCAGCTGATCCTGCATCATATGCAAGGCCGGCTGAGCAGCCGTGATTTATACGGCGGCTGGTTCTTAGCCTGTACGGGACGGCGGTTACGCCATGCTTCGCAGGATTAAGCTGTACGGTCCGCTTGCAAAGTTCATCGGCCAGCGGGTGTTGATGGCGGATGTTGCCACCGCTGCCGAAGCCGTGCGTTTTCTGGTGGCGAATTGGCCGGACGTTGAGCGGCACATGGGAGATCATCACTACCGCATCACGGTCGGCGGTGACGAGCTGGAAGCCGGCGCACAGCCTGAGCAGCTGCACTACCCAGTCGGCCGCGGTGAAATCAGCATTATCCCGGTCGTGGCCGGCGCTGGAGCTGCCGCGCGGATCATTGCTGGCGTGGCGTTGGTGGCGCTGGCCTTCGCCGGGCCAGCTGGGTTCTTTGGTGCTGCGTTTGCTAAGAACGCGCTGCTATTTCAGGTTGCAGGCGCCGTCGGGTTCTCGCTGGCCCTTGGCGGCGTCGCGCAGCTGCTCACGCCTGTGCCGCAGACGCAGAAAGACGAAGCAGACCCGCGTAAGTCGTTCTCGTTCAGTGGCATTCAGAACGTCAGCCGGCCTGGTGTGCCGGTGCCGATCATCTATGGCGAAGTGCTGGTGGGTAGCGTCGTGATCTCTGCTGGCATTGACATCACGCAGGTGTCAGCATGACGCAGCTGATCGGTGGTGGCGGCTTTGGCGGTGGCGGCAAGGGTGGCGGCGGTGGCGCTAGGACACCAAGGGAAGCGAGCGATAACTTGGAGTCAACAAGCTATGCCATCGTTGTTGACCTGCTAGGTGAAGGCGAGATCGAAGGCTTCTCGACGCCATCACGCGCCGGCCTGAATCAGGGTACAAGCGCTGCCGCTTTTGCGATTCTCAAGGACATTTACTTTGACAATACGCCAATCCTGAGCCCAAACGCGAGCAACAGTTCGCCGTCAAGCTCGGACTTTAACTTCAAGAATGTTCAGGTTGCGCCGCGCTTTGGAACCAAGAATCAGGTACGTCTACAGTTCGGCGACGAAGTCCTGCAAGAGTTTGGCGTTGGCTTGACGATTGAGAAGGATACGCCGATCACGCGCACGATCACCGACACCAATGTTGATCAGGTGCGGATTGCCCTTACGGTTCCGCAGCTGCAGGAGATTGAGAACGATGGAGACATTGCCGGTTCGGAAGTTGAGTACCGAATTGAGGTGCA